GTGTGCTGATGCAGTAGGGTATTCTTTGATCACTAAACGCCCATCGATCTTACCGCTAATCTTACTGATTCGATCATCGAACATTTTCTTCGGCATATCTTTGAGATCCTGAATCGGGATGTTCATCATGTTCGCATCGATACGTTCAGCGATTCTTTCTTCTGCCATTTCTAATGTAATGTAAAGTACGTTCTTGCTTGCCGAGATTGCAGCCGCTGCCATATGACACATGAACAATGACTTACCCACACCAGTGCCTGCAAGTGCTACGTTTAACGTCTTATTAGATAACCCACCCTCAGTGATCTTGTTGAAGTACTCTAAGTCAAAAGGAACTTTCTCCTCCAGCCTATGATAGAAATCATATCGATCATCAGCATTTTCAATGTAGTCATGACCTACGTTTGTGTCAAAGCCTACTTGCAATGCCTGTTGAAGCAAGCTAGGTAATGCATCAGGACCCATCTCTTTGTTTGTACCATCGATAATTTGAATGCTGTCCATGATAGCATTGTAGATCGCTTTGTCTTTACAGAAGTTTTCAGTCTGATCCAAGAGCCAAGCCATGTCAGCTTCACGATCAACTTGAAGTCCATTGATTGTAGACTCACATTTCAAATAGATATCTTCAGACACCGATTTGTTATCTTGCAGGGCAATTAGCAGCGCACCTTTTGTAGGTGTGCCATTGTATTTCTCTACATACTCTGCGATAGTCTGGAATATCTTTCGATGCTCCATATCACTAAAGTATTCGTCGCGCATGAAAGGAATGACTTTCCTAACATACTCTTCATTGTCAATCAGATTCGCTAAAATCTGTGTCTCTATTCTCATATGCCCACTGCTCTTTTATCTGTTCAATGCAAGGTTCGCACAAATATGTGCGAGCGTCTTCAATGTCATTATTAAAACACATTGCAGGATCATCTGCAAGTATTTCATTACCGCAACGGTCACAGTGCATTATCTGCCTCCATCAGTGGAACATCGTCTCCCTCATCGTAATACAGTTTCGACCGTGAAACTAAAGTATCGTGTGCATCCATCACAGAGTCCGTTGCAGGACTAAACTCTGTTGTGATGCAATCTTCAAATGTAGACCACAGTCTCTCAAATCGCATTTCATACAGCTCCTTCATTCCCAACAGCATGTTGGCAATACGATCTGAATACTCTGCGGGCATATCAGAAAATCTAGGACTATCTAGAATAGCCTCTAACAACATATCAACATCAGAGGTGACGTTCCAACACTCCATGATGTGCTGTTCTAAATCAAACCTGTCCTTCATTTTCCATCTCCACATTTATGTTGTATGCATTATTGATATCGTCCGCACTTACTTCATCCGTCATTATATCACTACCTGAGATTAAGTATCGCCTCTCAATCCAAGCACTAAACGAAGAATCAGTCAATACAGGAAGCCAGAAGTCTTTGCTATAAGTTTCCTTAGTTCTATACTTCTTGCTTTCAGCGCCGTCTCTTGCAATCTGATACCATCCATTGCTAGGCTTGACAACGTGACCTGACTCTAACGCCATGTCCAACAAACCTGACCACTTGCTGATACCACCATCAAATTTCACCTCGACAGGGATCTTTGATTTCTCTCTGACAAACCTAGACTTTTCAACATTGATGATGAAGTTGTAGCCTACTACATCAGCGCCTTGCTTCTCCTGCTGTCTACCTATGATGAAGATGTTATCCGCAGAGTAGTAGATACCTGTGCCACCTGATACAATATCTTTAGGATACAAACCAATCTCTTTGTATGTGTGATTGATAACAACAGCAGGGATGTCCTTGATAGTCAAGTGAGGCGTGATCATTCTAAACAAAGATTTCATTTGCTTTGCGCGTGTCATATCTGCAACAGACTTACCTTCTAGCGCATCATCAACCTCTTTCTTAGATGCTAAGTTACCAACAGAGTCAATAATTATAATCACACGGTCACCGCGCTCCAAGCCATTCAACTGCGACATTACATCGTGCTTTAGCTGTTCGATATCGGTAATAGGAGTATGTACAACACGATCGGTGTCGATGCCAAAACTATTGAAGTAAGCCTGAGGTGCACCGAACTCAGAATCGTAAAAGAGAACGACTGAATCTTCATATTTCTCCATATAAGATTTTGCAAGCAGCATGGCAAATGCTGTCTTGAAGTGTTTAGAAGGACCTGCGAAAACCGTCAGACCTGGTACTAACCCGCCATCTAGTTTGCCACTCAATGCAACATTAAGTGCAGGCACCGCAGTTTGAATCAAATCTTTCGTGCCGAAAAATTTAGATTGTGTTAGAATGCTCGACTCTTTGATTGTCGAATTGCTTTTTAATTTATCTAATATACCCATTAAGAATCTCCTTCTTTTACGAAAACACCATCGACCATCTTACCTCTACGGTCTTTGATGTCATTATACGCTACACTTAGACAGTCTGTCAATGACACATTGTTCCGTTCGGCAATGTTAATCAGCACGACCATACAGTCACCGATGTCATCTCTAACATCATTACCTTTACATACATTGTCACTAAGTTCACCTACCTCTTGGATCAATTTACAGACTTGATCTTTGTCTGTAGCTCCGTCGATGAGATTTCTATCTCGGTGCCATTGTTTTGTTGCGCTCACTAGCGCGATTAATCTTTCACTTTCATTCATTTGAGCAAGTCCTTTTAAGTTGCCGCGAATCATCATCAAAATTCTACGTTCATCATTTGTCATGAGAACAAATCCTCCAGTGATGCCACGGGTCGTGGGGTCCAATTGATTGCCGTTGCAATAGTATTCATAGGGTCGATAAATGCCTTCTGAAACATTAGTTCATAGTCCACATATCTATGTAAATCAAACTCCGGCGGTAGTTTAGCGTTGAATGCAATACAGTTCTCGCCAAGGTGATTAGGTTCCTTGAGATACAGAAACTTAATCTTCTCGCCATCCTGAATGCGCTCATGCTTCATTGTCAGATTATCACGCTTCAATACATGATTGTACATCAAAGCGCCTCGTACCTGCATCGGAGTGCCTTTAGAATAGATAGAAGCAGCATCAGAATATTTCTCTAAGTTGTTGCATCCTCTAGGGAAAGCAATCTGCTCGGGAGACATTTTCTGAAAGTCTCGCCATGTATTCTCTACGAAATCCTGCAACACACCTTCTTCAGATGTGAGACAAAGTTTCACCGCCTCGCGTAGACTGTCTCTAACAGGAGCAGGTGTAGATGACCGAACGACCTCTAAGCCCATCACCTTCAATTTAGGTTCAGCATAACGCACACCTTCATTATCGTACACGTTCAGAGCATATCTTTTCTTCGCTACCCAGATGCCTTTGTCAGCAATAACCTCGCGCTTGAAGTCCATCTTTTGTGCAAATGCATTTGTATAGTCAGCAATACTATCCATTGCCTTAGCAATCGTAGGCTCAATTTGATCTGAGCCAATCTTGTCAAGGGCAGTGATAATGTTTGACTTGCTTTTATTCTTGAGAAACTTCTGTACAACGCCATCCATTGTGATGTAGCAAGAGTCAGTGTCCGAATAAAACGAGTACATCTTATCCTCAGTGCCACAGACGTTGTTCAAGAAATCATCAAGTGCCTTCGCAGACTCTCGGATGACAAACTGACCTGTCATCGTGATCCCTTCAGCAATTCTGTCATCATAATACCTGAAGTACTGATTGCCCATTGCACCATAGAGTGAGTTCAATTGAATCTTTCTAGCCATCTGAAAGTTATTGTATTTAGCAATGTCCTTCTGATATTTAGGATCCTTTGTCTCCTCGTATTTGTTCTGTGCCTGAATCATCAGCTTCTTGTATTTCTGCCGATCATCAAAAAACTTTGAAACAATCTCAGGAAATAGACCTTGTTTGTCGCGTGTGAATCTAGCACCGTTAGCAGCAATAGCATAATCGCCATCAAGGTTGTACTTGCGTTCAAGCATACCCTCAACGTTTACATCAACCATACCTTGTACGAGTGTCTCAGGAGACATGTTGTATTGCATGATGATAGAAGGATACAGAGATGTCGCGTCGAATGCCATCACCCACTTGTATTCACCTGGCTTAGGCTCTTGCACAAACGCGCCTTCAATAGAACGACCCTGCGTATCTTTACGAGCAGGAATCATAATATTTTTAGCCAGCAAGTGATTGTACAGCAAGCAGTCCCAGGTTCTTACAGGTGAAAATGTATCACGGAAGTTCGACTTCGCGTCATATGTCATTGTAGCAATAAGCTCAATCAATTTCATCTTTTCTTCCAAGTCATCAATCAACTTGGTGTCGATGATGTTATAGTCGATGAAACGATTCCAGTCCTTATCGTAAAACTCCTTGAAAGTATCGAAGCCGCTTTCAAGTTTACCATGACCAAGTTCTACAGATGCAATGTGATCTAGCTTGTAGGATTCTTGCGCACTGTAGGTAAACTTTTTGTACAGATCCAGATAGTCAAGGACTGAGATGCCTTTGATATCGTAAGTTGTATCTTCACGATTGTTTCGCTTGACACCCTTGCGTCTTGTTAGGTTGTAAGGAGATAGAGAGTTCTTTGCGTCATTGCCAAACACCCTGTCCATACGAGAAACAAGATATGGTATGTCAAAAAACTCAACGTTCCAACCAGTAACGATATCAGGATACTCATTCGCCCACCATGTCCCAAATTTAGTAAGCAGTTCAGTTTCATCCTCACAAGGAACATAGTTGACACCTAGATCTTTTGTTTCAGGACCTGGACTCCACTCACCTTCTCCCCATGTTATGATCTCCTTTGTGTCATTATTCATCAACGTGATTAGAAGAATCTTGTCAGTAGGATTGTCTACGCTAGGAAAGCCTGTCTCAGCAGTAGTCTCAATGTCCATCGACCAGATAGATAACTGAGACAAATCAAACTCGATATCGCCCTGATATTCAGTAGATAGAAATTGATATGTCAGGTCAGTCTGTCCATAGATAGGATAGTTCTGAACCTGAGAATAGCTATCTAAGAATTCTTTAGCATCTCGGTTATTGCCGAATTGAATCGGCTTGATGTTCTCCCCATACAGTCCTCTGTACGGAGAGTCGCCATCAGCACGAACATATAGCGTAGGCTTGAAGGTTCGCTTTTCAGTAAAGCGTTTGCCATCGCGCACACCACGCAAGAATACTTGGTTACCATACTGCCAAGCCCAGCTGTAAAATTCGTTTTTCATAGCACACATTATATATCATAATAAGGGGGGTGTCAACTACTTTGTAGCCAAAGGAGTCACAATTTCTTTATTCGGTGTGATGATAGGTGAATTGGTGCCGTAGAGTTTCTCATATTCTACAATGAGTTCCTTCTTAGGATTTACTACAGCAGTTACCGCTGCGGGCATGATATGAGCAGTTGCGTTTTCAGCGTACGGTACCCAAGGAGCAAGCCCAATTTGCGCTTGATTCGGGTTGTCATCATTCGGCATCAATATGATAATCGCTGGCTGATTGACTTGAATTAAGTCTCTACCTTCAATTTGAATATCAGTTACCTTTGCGATAATTTCTTCGCCAGTGATCAGTTTTATTACTTGTATTGACATAATATATTCCTAAAGTTGGGGGCGTTACCGCCCCCGTTGTGTTAGTCTTGAATGAATTCGGGTTCACTCTTTTTACTGCCTACTTTAATTTCGACAGGTCTTTTTTCTTCTGGTACTACATGCTCCAGTGAAATGTAAAGAATACCATCCCTAAAGTCTGCGCCAGTTACCTTTACATCATCCGTCAAAGCGAATGTGCGTGTAAAGTTTCTAGCACCGATACCTTTATATAGATAGCTTCTATCATCCTCACCGCGTTCTTGTACACCCTGGACAACAAGTTTGTTGACATCGGGCACAACATGAATATTGAATTCATCGTCAGTGAATCCTGCACAAGCCATTTCAATGGTGTACAAGCCTTCGCCTGACTCGACAATATTATACGGGGGATAATTATTTGATGTGTCTGGGATTGTATTTAAACTTTCAAACATTTTTTCAAAACCAATCGTGAATGGTTTCATGTCGTTTGCGAGTTCGTTTAAATTAGCCGCAGTGAATCTTCGGGTTACCATGTGTTTCTCCAATTAAGCGAGTTTATGTTATTGAAGCCCTTTCGGCACTTCAAACGTATTTATAATCAAATAGCCGATAATTTAGATTTTATTTTGTTATATGGTTCAGTGAAATATAGTTGAA